TCCTTCCTCGAGGCTTACTGTTCCCTTTACCGTGTTTGGTAATGAAGTTAAGGCTATGCCCGAAGGCATATTACTGCCTNTTGCGGCTGTTCCATATTTTACGGATTTTACTCCAAATACTAATACTGACATAATTTTTAATTATTAATGTNTTTAAAACTAAATCTTAAATTTGAATAATGTTCTCCAAGTTGTTCTTCTCTTATTGTCTCCTGACCTTCAAAGTCAATGAGATAAGCCGTTGTAGTTACTTCTTTCAGTGCTGCCAGAACTAATGCTGATCCGACCTCCAATTTTGTGGTGTCAGGAATTAATCCAACACCAGGGCCTCCATCTGTATCCTTAACATGATAATTTACATTAACATAACATTTCTGCATCACGTTAGCATTTACAGGTAGTGAGTTAATAACAACATATTCCGCTGCAACTGCCTTTGTTGGTTTTGTCTTTAAATATTTTGGTTTCGTTATTGACCCCAAAAGTGAATAAACAATACCTATTATATAATCTGTTGTCTTGTAGTTTGCCATTACTAAGGTATAAATATTTCTTCCATCCGTGCTGTTGTCCCTTTCTCAATTACTTCGAGCTTTTCGAGATACGTTCCTAAATCTATCATACATATATCTGCCTGATAAGAAATAACATTATACCCTTTTGACTCAACATGTGAAGCATAATTCATACCTGCGATGCCTATTAATTGATACCCTGACTTATTCACGACATCTCTTATTGCATCATCATTAATAGCCTTAATTTCAAATGTAGATAATTTACCTTCACTTTCTTTTCCTGCTAACGTCCCTGGTTCCTTTCCAACAACTAGTTCCCCATTATAGAAAATATAATAACCAATTGAATTACGAAGGTTCGCTGTAACATCTTCGTACTGACCTGCTGCATGACTTTGCCCCTGGCCCCTGGCATTAATAACAAACTCTTCCCCCGCCGTTATAAACGAGTTAAGTATCTGTTCATGAAGAATATCAGCCTGTGTCTGAACATCTCTCATGGACTTTGCCTCGTTGAAATTACTCTTTAGAGCCATAGTCTTGAATTTAATTGTCCATTTGATGCCCGCTTCACCTTACCCGTAATAGTGCCATTTGATAGTGCTGTCAGAACAAAATCTGATCCCGGTGGAATAACCGTTGTCATAACCGGCAAAAATACCTGAAATGAATAATCAATTAACGCACCATCCGCACCTGCTATCTTCCTACCCGTACCGTTCACTTCTGCCCGGCAATCCAGATCATAAGCACCTGTCGCCCCTGCTGTCCATATACCACTTGCGTTTTGCGAAGCAGATGCGGAAGTAATTACAACAATGTTATCAGGATAGCGTATCATTAGAATCGTTGTACAAATGTTGCAGTTTTTGTCTTTGTCAAAGAACTTATTGGATTAGTTACTCCATATTTTGTATAGATCCCAGCTGCTAGATTTAAAAAGGCTGTTTTATCTGTTAAATTAATAGTAAACCCCCCTTCTGTAGTATTTGGAACCGTTACAAGTGTAGTGATCGCATCAGCATAAGCCAAATCAAATGATTGTCCACTGACATAAATACCATTTGAAGTTAAATCTCTATCTTCTAATGCTAAAATATAAGCATTCTCTGATAATGGATAATTCAGTTTAGCTTTTATGGCCTCTAGATTTGTCATCCGTTTTTATTTTAAAAAAGGCCGCTCCGTTTAAGAACGGCCTTAATATGTGGATATCTTAAATCTAGTGATTAAGCCCAGGCTACTGCATCAACCTTCAGGATAAATATACTATCTACATCTGTAAACCGTGGAAAAGCATTTGCCGTCCCCTTAGTAAACTCTCCAAAGGGTTCCAGTTCTGACCATTTAGAAAGCAGAACATGATCACGTTTTACCTGGATTGCTTTTTTACTTACTGATTCACTGGTTTCCTCAGCAATCGGACCATGAAGCACATTGCCAACTTTTATATCTGGAATAAAGGTTACGTAACCTGTTTTCCATGCGGCAATATGACTTAAAGCATGCTGATCGTTCTCAAACCGTACATTTGAATCAACAATGATAATCTGAGGTAACATCCTGGATTCGAGTAAATTATTCAAATCCGTAAGATTTGGAGCAACTCTTGTAGTTGTATTTCTTGTAACAGCCCATGAATCCTGCACCTGAGTAGATAAAGTCAAACTCTTGTACGCTGCCCTGTCCATCACCATATATTTGACAGAATAACCAGATGCGGATGTATTATCCTGCATGGTTTGAATATCTGTCATTGGGAATCCGCTGGCAACTGACCAAATCTGGGAAGCAGCGGTTTTATTTCCAGAAGGGATACCAAAATCACAATCTACCTCTGTTATGATACCATTGTTATTCGAAGTGGTGAGTGAGATTTCCCCATAACTAAGTGCTTGCATTGCAAGATATTCTGTACGTGCCATAACCCCTGAATAACAAAAATCAATGTCATTAAAGACAATATCCAGCAGATCATTTCTGCTTGCATTGCCAGCGGCTAATGCTTTCAGAATATTATAATCATTCATATCCTTCTCATCCATCTGCCTTTTAAGAGCAAGTTTAGGAATATCACCAGTTGTTTTAGTGACTACCCTACGGGATTTGAGAGGTGCTGAAGCATTATATTCAATGACATCTGCCATTACAGGATTACCACCCGACCCGGTAAGGGATTCCCATGTTAATTGGGTAGTATATTTCAATGGGAAAAATGACTGCCAGTAAAGTTTCTTTAAAAACAGTTCACGTTGACGGTTAACGTATGCTTCTATATTCGCTTTCGTTAACTCTTTTAATAATGATCTTTCCATTTTTTCTATTTTTTAAAAGTTATACGAAACGAATTAAAGGGAATAAAGCTATCAGAGTTGAATCAACCGGATAAGGTAGTTCTCCTTTACGAACACGACCACGAACAAGTAGCCCGCACCCTGTATTATCCTTGTCTAAATCGACAGAGTTAGTTGCAATAGCAGTAGGAGAATAAAGAAATCCTAAAGCTCTTTCATCTCCAGTAGCGGCCTGTATAACCAACCCTGAAGCAGCAATAGCAACACTCAGACCAGAAGCGACAGTAATCACGTCACGACTTGCGCCAGAAGCTGAAATAGCAGTAATCAAAACACCTGATGCTGTATTTCCGGTATTCTGAAGATAATCACCAACCTTAAATTCATGATTATTAAATACCTGAAAAATATTGAACCCTGATGCTGGTAACGCACCAACGAGCCTGGCAGTTTTCGTGATATGCCATATTCCACTAGAGTCCACATCTAAAAGTGTACCCGCTTCCATCCCGCTTGAACCGGTCTTGAAATCATCTTTCTCGACCACACCTCCACCGGGGATATCCTCAAGAATCAGCTCGATAGCTAAATTTCTTTCGGTATCTGTTGAAGAACTTATTTGCATAATAAATTATTTTTTAATTAATACTTTGCCTTGCGGCTCTTTCGGGAACTTCTCATCAAGATACTCGGTAATTGTTTCCTTTTCACCTGCTGACCCGCCTCCCGCTGGCGGTATTGAAACATAGGCCCCTTTTTCTGTTTCTGATTGAACATGCTTGTCGTAAATCGCTCTAATCTTTGTAGCTAATTGGTCTATTTCGTCCTCTGATTTTGGAACCAGATTACGGTCTGTTAAAAATGTTTCTGGAATATCCTTTAATTTTTCATGTGTCTTAACCTTTTCAGATAAGGCAATTAAAGTCTTTTCCTGTTTTTGTGTTTCGATCTCCGTTTTGAGTGCAATAATTGATTCACCTTGTTCTTTTTTGAAAGCTGTGAACCATGCCGGCTCATCCGGATCAGGGTCAACGTCCTTTTTAATAGGCTTAGCCGGTTTTATTGGCGTACCATCTTCTTTAAGTCCGTACTTGTCCTGAAAATTCTTTAAAGCTGTTTTTTGAGCTTCTGTAGCCCTGCGATCCCCTTCGACCTGAAGTTGTGTTGCAGAGAATTTGAGTGTCTCGATGATCCCATCTGTAAATGTGGTCTCAATGTCTTTTTCTTCTTTTATAGTTTTGCTGAATGTGTCGGCAACCCCATTTAAGTATGATTCTGCAACCCCCGTTAAACGGGTTTTGAGAAATAAAACTATTTTTTCTTTCATAATCTGTAAAATTAAACCAAAGTATATTGTTAATTAAATTATTAGTTGTAGTTTTGTCTAAATTTAGACACAATATGATATACACACCACTTGAGTATGCAGTAAAATTTCCCTGTCATGGGAAAATAGTATCTGCCAAAACCATTACCAGAAAATGTGAAAATGGGATGCTTCCCTCTGGACATCATGCCAGACAATTAACAGGCGGATGGGTCATTGAAATTGCGGACGAAACACTACAAGAAATAGTTATAACAAAAACAAATCCGCCAAAACCTGATTTGCGGACATTGAACCGGAAGCACAATCGATGGTAATAAAAAAGCCCCTGATTTCTCAGAGGCTGCTCTTAATCATTATATGATTTTAGCGTTTAGTACACTCGCAAGCGGTGTAAGTACCCGGATTATCAAAATTATAACGAGACGTCATATAATGTAATCTTTCCAATTCAGTTTTAAAACATGCAATTTCAGATTCATATTTTAATACCATGTCGTTATAACTTGAATAAGTTGTAGTTTCACATAAATAACAGTCTTCTTTCTCACATGAAGTAATCAAAAAGATAAAAAATAAAATCGGAATTAGTTTTTTCATTTTAATAATTTTAAGTTAATAAATAAAAAACCTTGCCTTAACTTGCCTTGCCTTG